TCCATAACCTGCAGCCGCTAACATTGCCATCTTACCTATTGGTGATTTAGCAACTTTCTTAACAGCTCTACCTGCTTTTTTAACTAGTTTACCTAAAAAATATCCTTGTCTCTGGTCTTCGAGACCCATAATGCCACCCATATTCCGCATTTGTCTTTCCATATTCATTCTTGAAATTGCCATAATCTTACCCTTTTATCGCCTTTTTGTTCTATAATCAATCATATATCTCTAGCATATCTGCTAGTCCACCGTCCATATAGTAAACTCTACCACCATCCATATAGTGTTGAGAATAACCTTGGGAAGTACCCGTTCCAGCAGCTGTTGCTTGAGCCGCGTTTTGTCCCTGAGCATTAGTTGCTTCTCTACCACCACCAACAGCCCTATCACTAGCACTATAACCACCACTATCTCTAGAAACATAACTACCAGAATCTAGTCTACTTTGAACTTGAGCAACCCTGTCTCTCTCTGCTTGTGCTGCTGCCGCTTCTGCCGCTGCTGCCGCTGCTGCTGCATCTTCTTTTCTTTTCTTGTCTGCAGCTTTTTTATCTTTTCTCATTTTATAAACTTGTTTTGTTTTTTTACGTGCACCTAAAATTTGTGCTTCTGCATCATCTAATAAACCTAATCTTTCCTCTAACGTAGTAGTGTCTAAACCTTTTGCTTTTTTATCTGCAATAGTTTTTTCAATTGTATCTCTTCGTTTACCAAATGTATCTGCATCTATTTTATTAAGATTGTAACCTGCCATAATACCACCAGCAGTATTATAATCATCAGTAACAATTCTACCTATGTCGTCTGTAAATATACCTGCACCTCTTGCTTCATTTTCCATAATAGCTCTTTCATTAATAGGCATTACTCTACCTAAAAAATCTTTTGCCATTCCAAACCCTTTTCCTATTAAACTATTTGACATATAATTTTTTATAGCACCTGGTATTCCTGGTTCAGGGACACCTGACGGCACACCATAATACTCTGGATAGTTGTCCATAAATTTTTGTGCTTCTGTCATTGAAGAATAGTTAGGGTCATACTGGTCAATGTATTGTCCCTGAGCCCCGTACTGTTCTTTGTTATTCATTATAATTTCATTAGCTATGTCTTTTAAACCTGTTAAAGTTCCACCAGTAAAAGAACCATAGCCCTGACTGTTAGGGTCTATTCCTTGAGCTAGTGCTTGGCTAGCTTGATTATAGGCTGCTTGTGCATTTTCTACACCAGTACCATAAGGTTTTGGATTAAATGTTCCAGAATATATCTCACCAGCTTGTCTACTCGGAAATGCATTGTAGTCCTGTCTAACATTACTCATGTTTGTGTTATAAGGATTGAATCCATCACCACTATCTCTAGGAATTAGAGTAGGGATACCTCCTGTTTCTGTATCTACAATAGGTTTGCTTTCAGGTATTTTAAAAGGGTTTAATAAAAACTCAGTTCTAGGTATGTAATTATACCCTGCTTCCCTTACCTGTTTATCGTAATCACTTAATGCCATTACTCTTCTTTGTCCTCATCAGATGATGCACCTAACGGTGGCATCGCTGCTACTTTTATTTTTAATGATCTTGTTATGTGTTCTTGTTGAGTATCTGTTTCAGGGTTAGCAATATCGTCTTCTGCTTCTTTATCTGAGTTGTACTCATAATTAGTTTGTGTATTTCTTAATATTACTTCTGTTTCACATTTCACAACCGGTACTTTTTTACCATTGATTATTGTGTATGCTACTTCGCCTTCTTCTGTAAATGCCATAATTAATCCCTATTTATTTCTAATATTGCACAAGTGCCTTCGAATATATCTGCTGTAGCAGCTTGTAATTGTAGTTTATCATTCTCTTCTAACACAATTGAGCCGTCAGAGATAGACTTAGAATCCCCTGAGTTTACAGTATGTTCAGCAAATTGAAAAGCAGTTGTTGCTGAATTATCATATAAAAAAGCTTTTATTTCTGTGTTTCCGCCACCTACATTAGCCGCATGTATATTCTGTATTATAGCCCTAGAATTAGATGGACATGTATAAACATCTATTACAGATGTTGAGTTTAGGTCAAAATTAGCATTTTTATAAATATTTGCCATTAACTATTATTACCCGAAGATTTAAACCAAGTAAATCTTTCTGTTTCTTGTTTAAGTTCATCTAAAAATGTAGAGTTTAATTGTTCTGTAATTAAGGCAATAGCTCTATTAATTTGTTTTTGGTTTGAAACATCATATTCTTCTTTTGGTTCCGGTATTCTTATTACTATCTTAGCCATTATCTTCTTCCATCTGGTTGAATATCTAATCTTATAGTCCCAAATCTCCAAGACTCTGATGCGCTATCATTTTCTATTTTTATATTAACAAATCTTCCTCGTGCTCTTGTATCCTTTTTTTGAGTAGAAGGTGTAATTGTAAATGGACTTAAGGCTGTCGCTGTTTGAGAATCTGAAGGATATCTTTTAACTGCAAGTGTTACTTTTGCATTACCTGCAAGATCTTTAAAATCAGGTATGAATCTTCTAACCGCAAGAAAAACTTCTCCAGCTAATGCATATGTTTGTCCTCTTTGTGCCTGTTGAAGATCATAGTCATATGACTGTATAAAAGAGGTAACTGTTGTCGTACTACCGTCAGGATTAACTTGATCAGTACCTACCTCATGCTCGAATAATGTAGTCTGCCCGAGCCCTGATTCCCCAATAATGACTGGAAATGTCCCTGACGCACTATCATTAAATTTAGTTGCAATAGGGTTAGGATACACGGTTGCATCGATCCAGGTAGTTCTAGCTTCTGTTCCTATATACCAAACACCTCCGGGTATTTTGCCACTTTCACCATAATTAAATACAACATACTGATCATTATATTCTGAATTTGTTGATGGATAATACCAAGTCACTTCTGTGTACTGATTATTTAAACCCGCATAAACCTGTTGTCCTTTTGTAGTGTCTGCTTGATCATAGACATAATCTTCAACAGTACATGGTAGAGATTTAACTGTACCATCAAATGCAAAGAAACCGTTAGTAGACATCCAGTAAGCTACACCATCTATTTCAACCGCTGCATTTTTACCAATCAATCCACAGTTAGTACCAACTTGTTCGAATCCAAATGTAAAAGGTGCACCAATAAATTTCATGGTGTATAAAGCGTTGTCTGTCCAAACTAGAATAGTTTCTTTTGCTTTTAAGGCACCCATAATTTTAGTACCGTCTTGTAGTCTTTGTGTACCAGCAGAGTTAATAGCAGTTACTGTATAGTCATTTATATCTTCTTGTTCTGAAAATCTTATAAACATATCATCTTGTGTTGCAGATGAACCAATAGTTGTTTCTGTTCCAAGATGAATTAAGTGACGTGTTGTTGGTGATACTAATGTTACCCTTGTTGCAGTTGGATTGTTTGTAGTTGCAAATCCAGATGTAGATGTAGCTGCTCTTATTGTTAAAGCATTTGTTGCACCTGCGTTCCATGTAAATGTTTTACCGTTTGCAATCGTCGCAACTAATACCTGACCAAAATTACTTAATGACCAAAGACCTGGTTCAAGTGTTATGTCGTCTGCAGATGATGCTTCTCCCCAGTTTCCCGTTCCCCAAGTATCTGTACCCCAACCATAACCATATGATTGTGCGGCAGGACCTACTGGCTCGTAAGGAATTAATTCTATACTACCACCTGTAGACACCGTTCCTGTTGCATTAGAACTTTGTGTAACTGTAAATACAGAACTAGATGTAACAGAAGTTACTTGAAAATTTTTATCTTCAAAGTCAGAATCAGAATAACCTGTACCACCAGGTAAAGTTACATTATTAAATTGTACGATGTCACCTGCTACCAATCCATGAGCAGATTTAGTTACAGAACAAATAGCAGAACCAGATGTAGTTGCAATTGTTGCACTAGTTAAAGCTGTTTTAACAGGTGTGATGTCATATAACTGACCTTCAAAATAAATAAGTAAACATTTATCTGTGCCGATAGCAACATATCTGTTACCGGATAAATCTACAAATGCAAACTCACGTCTTGCAACACCAACAATTGTATCTGTAATAAGTGATGACCAGCCACCAACTTTTTCTGGCAGCATATATCTAAATCGTACGTTATCACAATCTACCCAACGCTGTTCAGCACCTACTGTTGTGTTTTGTTTATCAATTCCTGGAACGAATTGAAAGTCAAGAAGAGCCATAGTTCAGCCCCTATATTTTATCTTTGTATACCCAGCCTCTCGTTGCATTAACATATACTAACGTGAAAGCTGAAGCATTTGTTGAAACAACTAGATCATTACCTGCACCATTTATATTTGATCCATTTCTTCCGACTGTTAAGTTGTTAGATGCAAGGTTATTACCACTGTCTATAAATGTAACCTCATTTCCTATTGCAGGGGATGCGGGTAAATTAATTGTAATAGCTGTACCAATACCACCCCCAGAAGTATCTATCAAAACCTGATCACCATTAACTGTAGTATAAGTAGCTGAAGGTGTGTAGTATCCTTTAGTCTGTAGTTTACCTGTAATGTTTGTTCCATCAGAATATAAAACTGTAGTTGAACCTACAGGTAAAGCAATTCCTGTACCTGAAACTGTTTTAACTGTTAGTGTATAATTAGATGCTGATCTTGCTGTTGCATCTTCTACAATAAACACTCTTTCAGCACCATCAGGCATAGTGACTGTTCTATTAGCAGCCAAAGTTCCTGTTAATTTATAATATAGATTTTTACCGTTTGCTGTTGCATGATTAGCTAAAGATAAAGCAACATCTGAACTAGCTACACTTAAAGATAAATAACCGCTAGCTGCTTGTTCTAAAATCTGTAAATTTGTATTTGTAATAGTACCCCAGGTTCCTGATTTCTCCCCTGTGGTAATTAATTCTAGTTTTAAATCACTTGACGTACTTGATGCCATATATTTCTCCTACGGATTGTTCGGGTCAATAGGTACCCAGGTACCCGTTGTTCCTGGAACTATCGGGTTCCAGTTTATCACATCTACCGTGTTAGTTGCAAGGTTTATTTGATTACCAGTTACAGTAACTGTTGTAGGAAAAGCAATAGTAGTATTACCCACTGAAATATTTAATCTGTTTCCTGTTACTGCTATGTTTAAATCCTGTATGAAAGGACTTGAAAAAGGTGCTGCTGAAAATGACGTTGATCCAAATAACATTATGAGCTCCTACTTGTTTGAACTGGTGTCCATACCTGAGTTGCGCCCGGTAGTATACCATCCCATTTTTTGATATTAACAGATGTTGTTCCAACATTTAACTGATTTCCTGTAGGTAAAGCGGTTGCTGCAGCAGTGATTGTCACTGTTCCTGTTGCAAGATTAGATTGTTTTCCTGTAACACTAACCACTGCATTTGCTTTAGCAACTGCATTACCAATTGTTAAATTAGCTCTTGATCCAGTAACAGAGAAGTTTGCATCAGCAGAAATGGTGACATCACCTGTACCAATATTTGCTTGTGATCCATCTGGTAAAACAACTGCCGCTGCAGTAGTTGTTACATTACCAAGAGATACATTTGCTCTGTTTCCAGTAACAGGAACTGTAATATTAACTTTACTCTCAGCATTACCGATTGATAAATTAACTCTTGATCCTGTAAGAGCGACTAATGCATTAGCAACAATAGTTGGGTTACCGGTTGTAATACTAATTTGATTACCATCTACACTGACATTTGCATCAGCAGTAACAGTTACATTACCAACTGTGAAATTAACTCGTTGTCCTGTAACACCAACGTTTGCATCAGCTGTAATACCAACTGTACCTGTGTTTAAATTAAATCGATTACCGGTTAATGGAACATCTACATTGATTGCAATACCAACTGTACCTGTTGAGATGTTGGATCTGTTTCCTGTTACACCAAAATTAGCATCAGCGGTAACT